CACGCAATGAGCAGGGGGTTTTGTCGCTATGGCCTGGATAGAGAGTCACCAGGAGATTGCGCAGCACCCAAAGACGCGAAAGCTGGCACGCCTACTCAATGTCTCGACCCCGCAGGCTATCGGGCACCTGCACCTGCTCTGGTGGTGGGCGTTCGACTATGCCCAGGACGGCGACCTTTCTCGGTATCAACCAGAGGACATCGCGGATGCCGCGCTATGGGAGGGCTCAGCATCCCTGTTTCTGTCGGCGCTACTGGACGCGGGATTCCTCGATCAACCCGACGGACATCCATGCATTCACGACTGGAACAAGCACGGAGGGAAGCTGCTCGCCAAACGGAGATCCGACGCCGATCGCAAGCGTTCCACCGGAGTTCCAACGGATGTCCAACGGAATTCCACCGGAGTTCCAACGGATGTCCAACGGAGGTCGCAGGTAGATAAGAGGAGAGTAGAGGAGAGTACAGGAGAGGAAGATCGCGCGCGCCCGCGCGCGGCGGCTGCCGCCCCTGAGGAGCCGGAGTTCTCGGAAACCGACCTCGCCGTGGGGCGTCTCTGCCGCTCGTGGGAGTCCTCCACGAGTACCACGGTCACGGCCGCCCTCGGGGAGAAACTGTCCGACTGGCTCGAAACGTTGCCAGAGGCGGCGATCGTGAAGGCCATCTCGGAGACCGGGGCGGCGGGTGCCCGCAACTGGCGCTACTGCGAGGCGATCCTGCGGCGCTACCAGGCCGAGGGTTGGGCCGACAAACCGCCTGCCGCGACGGTGCAGCGGTTTGTCGAGAGCGGGTTGTTCTCGCCAACCGGGGTGTATGTCGGCAGGCCGGTTTGGGAGGACGAGGCGGAAGCCGCCGCACAATCCCCGGCCCCGCAGGTGGCCTCGTGAGCGCCGCGCCGATGGTGGACGTGGAATATCCCATCCAGGCGGACCGGGAGGCAGAGGAGGCGCTGATCGCGTGCTGTCTCGTGGATCACACGGCCCCGGCCCGCGTCCTGGCCCTGGTTGGCCCCGGCGACCTGGTGACCGACCCGGCGCGACAGGCGTTCGAGCGCATCGCTGGCTGTGTGGCGGATGGCCGCCCCGTGGCGATGAACACGGTCGCAGGCGGGGACGTGCCGGTGCGTTGGCTCGGGGACCTGATGAGGAACACAGCTGCGCTGACAGCGGCGGGGACGGTGGACTACTGGGCACAGTTCGTGGCGCGTGCGGCCGCATCCCGCCGCGTGCTGCAACTGGCGCATGGGGCGATGGGAGCCGTGCTGGGTGGCGAGGATGCTGGCGAGGTCGCCGCCCGGCTGGTAGAGAGTTTGCGCGAGACGTCCGCCCGGCGTGCCGCCCGGACGCGGATGCTGGAGGAGATCGTCAGCGATGGCGGGTGGGAGGCGATGGACCGCTGGATGGCCGACCCACGCGCCCTCGCCGGGCCGTCAACCGGCATCCACCACCTCGATGTCTACCTCGGCGGGCTCGGCTCCGGGCGCGTCATCACCCTCGGGGCGGACACCGGCGTCGGCAAATCGCTGTTCGTCCAGCAGCTGGTCCGCACATGTGGCGAGGCGCTCGTGCCCGTCCACCTCGTGAGCACAGAGATGTCCGAGCTCGAAGTGCTCAGCCGGCTGGCATTCCAGGAGGCGGGCTGGGACAAACTCACTGCAACTCGCCGGGGGCACGTCCGCGACAGTGAGCGCGATTCGCTCCTCGATGGCCTGGACCGGCTGGCCCGTCGCCCCGTGGCAGTGACTGAGTTGCGCGGGATGGGCATCGATGCCCTCGAAGCCGAGGTGCACCGGGTGCGCGAGACCATCGGCACGCGCGTGCTGGTGCTGGACCTACTCAACGGCCTGCCCACCGTCGGCGACAACCGCGCCCAGGGCATCGCCGTGAACACCAACCGCATCAAACAGATGGCCGAACGCGAACAACTCTGCGTGGTCCAGACGGCGCACATCAACCGCGACAGCGCCAAGGGCCTCGGCGAGCTCGGGCTACACAGTTTCCGGGATTCCGGGGCGATCGAGCAGGACAGCGATCAGGTGGGCATCCTCGTGCCGGTGGACAGCACCGGCGCACGGCTCCCACGGCAGGAGGTTACCGCGCTGGTGAGTGGTGGCCAGTCTGTCGAGGTGGCGGTCATCATCTGCAAAAACCGGCACGGCCCCGAGGGGATCGTCCGAACCCGCCTGAGCTGGGCGCATGGGGGCCGGTTCTACCCGGTCGATGCCGCGTGACAACCCCACTACGCCCGGCCATGCTCTCCCTCGTCGAACACCTGCCCGCTCCCGGCGCCGAACGCATCCCCGTCGCGGAACTGGCAGCCGCTACACATCTCAGCCCGCAGTCCATCCAGGTCTACGTGAGCGCGATCAGGCAGCGGTTCGGGTTCACGGCGATCGAGGGAGCACCCCGGCTCGGCTACCGGCTGGGCGAGTGGCCCGGCCGCGAACCCTCCCGCGCCCGCTGCCCATCACGCTACGCCGCTCACCGCCCGGCGCCACCGGCGTTCGACAGCTCCGTCGGCGTGGTCGTCACCGAGGCGGGCAGGAGGCTAGGACTGTGATATGCCCACACTGCCGCCATCAACGCCTCTACCCCGCCGCCGACCGAACCAGCCTCGGTACATGCATCGCCTGTGGGGACATCTACGAGCCAACCCTGGACCCCGAGACAGCCAGCGCCGAAGCGCGCCGCAAGTCGGCCAACCTCCCGCACCGCTACATCTGCCCCGGTTGCCGCGACGCATTCTCCACCGCCCCACAACTCGCCCGCCACATAGCGGCCCAACACGCGCAACGCACACAGGACAGCGCGTAGAGCGCGTGACGCCCACGAAGGAGGCTCGGTAGTATGAAGCCATGGATCAGAACAAACGTGCGGCCCCAGCGCCACTACAGCGCGCCAGAGGGGGCGACTGATGCATCGCTGCCTTGACTGCTCAATGCTGATCGCCACTGGCTCACACTGTCGGCGCTGCGCCCCGCTCGGTCGCAGCCGTGGCTGGCAGTGGAGTACACGCATCGCCCCGGCCATCCTATCCCGCGACGCTCACCGCTGCGTGATGTGCGGGCGCCCATGTCCCCATCCACGTCACCATCACGTAGACCACCGCACACCCCGCGCCATGGGTGGCACGGATGACCCCGCGAACCTGCGCACCGTCTGCGCCTCATTCAACCTGCGAGGCCGGTGCACGTCATGAGCGACGCATACCCCCCGGGGGGGTGGCCCCATTTTTGGTTGTGGATACCAAGTCCCAAAGAGGCCGCCCCTGATCTCCCGCGCGTACAGAATCGAGGAAATCGTTGACCGTCATGAAAGGTGGTGAGTAATGGCCGGTGCACGCCAGAAGGACCCGGCGCTGTTGGTGAACAAACGCGGTGGCCGCGGGCGTGGGCTGACGGTGCTGGCCCGCGATGCCGCGTTCGTTGCCCCGGCGCCACCGGAGGATCTGGGCGCGGTGGGAGTGGTGGCGTGGGAGTCGTTCTGGCAGAGCGAGGTGTCGGCGGCGGTGGACATCAATGCAGATCGGGTTGACCTGGAGAACTGGGCGAGGGCGGTTGAACAGCGCGCGCGGTTCCGGGCCATCGTGGACAAGACCCCGCTGGTAAAGGGCAGCCACGATCAGCTGATGTTGAACCCGCTGAACAGGCGCATCCGGGAGTTGAGTGAGGAGATACAGAAGGTCAGTGACCGATTCGGTATGAACCCGATGGCGCGCTGGCGGTTGCAGTTCACGGTGAGCGAGGCCGGGAAGTCGGCAAACGACCTGCTGGACATGCTGTCGCGGGGCGTGGATATGCCCGACATCATCGACCTGGATGAGTTCGAGTGACTCGGCGCGGGGCGACGTTGGCCCCGGTGCGGCCGCCATGCCCCGGTGCGGCGCGGGTGCGTGTGGATGGCCGTGAGTTCTGGTCCACGGGTGGAACGGTGATTCGGTTCATTGAGACGCTGTGCCTGCTGACCAACGGCCGCTGGACGGGGGAGCGGTTCGTCCTGATGCCGTGGCAGAAGCGCCTGCTGTACGAGTTGTTCGAGGTGGACGGGCGCACGGGGTTGCGCGTCTACCGGCGCGCCCTGATCGGGTTGCCCAGGAAGTCGGGGAAGACCGAGGTTCTGGCGGCGATTTTGCTGTACCTGATGCTGGCCGACGGGGAGAAATCGGCGGCGGTGTACTGCGCGGCGGCGAGCGAAGAGCAGGCTGACATGGTGTTCGATGCGGCGAAGCGCATGTGCGAGATGGATGGCGCGCCGCTCGGGGAGCTTGTCGAGGTCCAGGTATCGAGACTGTCCAAGCGCGGCGACCCGTATTCGTTCATGCAGCGGTTGACATCGAAGGGGCGGACGAAGCACGGCCTGAACCCGCACGCGGTGGGCCTCGACGAACTCCATGCGTGGGCGGCTGGCGAGGGCGAGGAACTGTGGGCGGCGCTCAACACTGGCTCGGCAGCGCGGCAGCAGCCCATGCAGATCGCCATCACCACGGCGGGGCTCGACCTGGAGGAATCGCGTTGTGGGCAGATGTACCAGTTGGGGCGGGCGATCGAGCGCGGCGAGCAACCACATGGCGGATTTTTCTTCCGGTGGTGGCAGGCGCCCGAGGGCATGGACTACCGCGATCCCGAGTACCCCCGGCTGGCGTCGCCGAGCTACGGGCACACCGTGGATGA